GCCAAGATCCTTATCTTGAAACCTTAGAGGTTGCAGTGCGTATGGCCATTGAAGACTACCTTGGCGTGTCTTTGTTTTCGATTCAGTACCGCACTTATTACGCAAGCCCCGGCGTGGCTTATACGGCCCTGTATCTGGATCTTCCAGAGGCATCGCCGGGATCTTCTGGCGTAACGATTAACAATATTTCGTATTACAACTACGAATCCGCGGTCAAAACGACTCTTGCGGCAAGCAACTATTACTACGATCCGACAGGCAATCGAGTAGTTGTTAACAATATTCCTATGCCTTTGTCGCAGACTATTGCTAACCCAATCGAATGCACATTCACTGTTAACGCAAACATAATTGCTCAATTCCCTGTCGTTAAACAGGCTGGTCTTTTACTGTTTACGCATCTTTATAACAACCGCTCAGATACCACAGAAACGAAGTTAAAAGAGATCCCTTTTGGGGTCAAACAGTTACTGCGTTTATACAAACCATTGGTGATGTAATGGCGATCACACGGTACGAAACTGTCACCGTCAATAACGTCACTAACGGAGTTAACAGTTATGGCGAATACACTACGACAATTACTCCGTGGTTCACTTCACGCGGCCTTGTGGCCGATGTTGCTAATAGTTTACGGATTTCTGACCGCTATAGAGCGTATCAGGACATGGTCCAGATGACGTTTAATTACACGCCCAACATGAAGAGCATTGTGGATAACCAAAACCTTCACAGTCTCACATGGAGGGGGTTTGATTGGCGTATTACGGATGTGCGGGAAACTAATGATCGTATGCGAGTGACGTTCTTCTGTTATCGCAACGATCCTTCTACACCGGTGTGATATGGCCGCTCAATTAAACCCAGCCAGTTACGCCCAAGCCATTCAGGCTCAACTGACCAGCATTTTTACGCCGGTCCCGGTGTATGCCAGTTTTAACCGCAATTACGCTACCCAGCCCAAGTTTGTAACTTGGATGTTGCGGAACGTCCACCAAGACGTTTACACAGGTCAAACGCAGTCAAATAAAGGCATTGACAGGCCAGTATTTCAGATGAGCATTTTTGCTCAATCAATGCCAGATGCTTTTAATTTATCTAATACCGTACTACAATCTTTGCATGGATATTCTGGTCAATTTGGCGGCGTATCAGGCTTTTTTGTAGCAAAAGCAGATGTTTTTTGGCTTTACAATACTTACGACAATGAACTAGGGTTGAATCAGATTATTTTGGATTGCACCTTAGATATTCCAGCATAAAACATATTTTTTAACTTTTACTATGAAGGAAATCTAAAATGGCGCTTATTAATAAAGTTCTACCGGGATATGTAGCAACCCTGTGGATGCAAAGCGGTGCAACTCCTACCGCATTGTCGGATGCTAATCTGTCGGTTTGGACCAGCGAAGTAGAAGACATTGTTGGTACTTCTGCTGGCGGTCTTGGCACTGGCGGTCTGCAAGTTCCTGTTGAGGCGGTCCCTGCTTTCGGTGCTGACGATGCGTTTGCCGCTTACTCTGTGGCTGGTGCGCGTACAGGTGCAAAGATCACAACTCAGAACCAAGTTACTTCTTTGACTGTGACTGCCGCATGGAACCCTGCTGATGCCGCTCAGTTGCTGATCCGTGATGACGGCTACAACGGCACGATTATCCGTACTTATGTCATCGCAGTGTATGACGGCACGGACACTGTTGCTTACGCATTCAATGGCCGCGTTGGTGGTCTACAGTGGGATATGTCTCCTTCTGCTGAAGGCAAGTTTATCTTCACAATTCACCCCGTGGGCGGCAACTCCTACGGTTGGTCAAACTCCTAATCGAAGCCCCCGAAAGGGGGCTTTCTACATAACATGATAGTAAACAACTCAGAAGACCTTTTTAACTTTCTTATTACTCAAGCCAATTCCGGTCAAAAGAATTGGTTTGGGTTTCAGCAACAACGAATCACAGGCATTTTTATTGCCTATGAGATCGCCAAAAATCACGCTGACAAAATGAGTCCAGAAGCGGTGGCTGATTATGCCAACCGTCTGAACAATGCCATTTATTTAAAGTTAATCAAAGGTGAAAACACATGACAAAACTAGGAAGTGCATTCAGTATCAAGCCAGAGATCCGCGTCAAATCATTTGAACTTGCGGGCCACAAATTTAAAGTTAAAGTTCCTCTAAATAAAGAATTAGAGGAAATGACGCAACGCATCATTGATGTGCCGCAAGACATTTTGGAATCGCGGCTAAAAAAGATGACTGATTCATTGACAGAGACTGCAATTGAAGGCGTTGAAGTCAAGGATGGCGAAGTATTTGTTGATGGCCGCTCTACCCGCGAAACAATTGTTTCTGTGATTCAGATGGAGCGCAAGATTGTCGAATACATCAAATTGTTAGTGCCAGAAAACGGCACATTAGACGATTTGACCTACGAAGACGTAGAAGCAGAATTTCCTTTACAGGTCCAATTTGAACTACTAGAACGGATCGGTGAAGCCATCCAACCCGGATATAAAGATGCCAGAAAAAACTAGTTAGGGACATTCATCAACAGGCTAGGGCGTATATTTACGCCCACGGTGGATGTCCCGATAACATACCAAGCGATGATATGCGGAATATTGAGATCATGTTAAACGATGGAATGTTGGGGCAGAAATCGGTCCTGTTGGCCCTTTCCTGTTTGACTACTGGCAATCTCAATTCAAAACTTAAGAAGGAAGCCACGCCGTACAAAATGTCGGATGTGGCCCCGCTTGCCCACGAATACATTGTTCCTCCGTTAACAGAAGAGGAAAAGCGTCAGCAGGTCAGTCAAAACCTGTTTGCTTTTATGAAAGCGGCTCCGGGTGCGCCGCAGTTTAAGGGGGAGTAATGGATCGTATAACTATTAAAACCGAAGGGTTTGCGGAACTAGAAAGACAGTTAAAAGAACTGGCAGAAGGTTATCGGTCAGATCTTGTAGCCAGAAACACTTTGGTCAAAGCCGCCAAAGAAGCAATGGTTCCTGTTTATCAATCTGCTACGGCTCTTGCGGCATACGATCCTAACAATGTCAAAAACATTCACATGAGAGATACGTTAAGAATTGACTCTCGCATTCCAAGTGGCCGCGACAAAATGTCTGGTTATGTAAGCGAAACCGATACAGTTATCGCCGTTGTTTCCGCAAAAAAATCGGCAGTTTCTTTGGCTAACGAGTTTGGAACGGCCAAGATGGCCGCAAGACCTTTTTTGATACCTGCTCTTGAAGAGAATATCCAAAATGTGCTGGGTATTTTAAAATCGGAGTTGTCGTACATCATCCCGGCTTACGCAAAAAAGTTGCAAAGAAGAGGTATTAAATAATGGCCAGTAACAATATCGCCCGTCTTGGAGTTGTACTTGGTTTAGATTCTGCCGAGTTTCAGAAGGGCGTTGATGCGGCCATTCTTGCCCAAGCAAAACTTAAGCGTGAAATTAAGCGAGAATCTGAGGCCGCCGCCAAAGAGATAATTCGTCTCAAATACGCAACAGATGACTATGGGCGATCTGTTAGCGAAGTAGAAAAACTTCAGCGCGAGTTTTTAACTGGTGGCAAATATGCAAACGCCACTAAACAGTTACAAGATCAATTGTTAGCCCAAGCCGCGGCTTACGATAAAAAAGTGGCGGCAGAGAACCGTGCATTTATCTCTGGAAGCAAACTGTTCCAGATGACCACTCAGCAACGCGCCGCGCTTGCTTATCAAACAACCGACATTATTACTGGTCTTGCGTCCGGTCAAAATCCGTTAATTGTTCTCATTCAACAGGGTGGCCAATTACGCGATCAGTTTGGTGGTTTTATCCCGTTGTTTAAGGGCATTGCCCAAATGTTTACTTTGACAAGAGTTGCCATAGGTGGTGTTGCTACTGCTTTTGCGGCCCTTGGCATTGCGGCATACAAAGGAACCAGCGAAGTAGATTCGTTTAACAAAACTCTTGTATTAACAAATAACTATGCTGGTATGACTATGAACCAGTATAAAGATTTGTCAGAAGAGATTGGTACAAGATTTAAAATTAGTATCTCAAATGCAAGAGACATTCTTGGATCACTAGTACCTTCTGGAA